CCATCATACCCCCGGCAATAAAGAGGGCTTCTGGCGAACCATGTTGTTTGAAATAGCCTTTCAAGCCCCACCCGGTTGGACCACCCATATATTTGCATAGAACTTGTAAAGAAGCATCGCCGGCAAAACCTGTTAAACAAGCAATGCTAACCAATTTTTCATACATATATATATTAATAAGGATTTAAATAGGGATTGAATAACTTTTATAATGGCATATCATCCTGAAATAGATGAAAAATTAAATTTTTTTTTAAAAACAGGAAAAATACCGAATATTATTTTTCATGGTGCGAGTGGCAGTGGAAAACGCACCATCGTCAATAAATTTATTGGCAATATTTATCAAAACAATAAAACGCTCATCAAAAATTATGTGATGTATGTGAATTGTGCGCACGGTAAAGGCATTAAATTTGTGCGCGATGAATTGAAATTTTTTGCGAAAACCCATGTCAATGTAGAAGGTGCAGGCAATTTTAAGACGATCGTTTTATCCAATGCCGACGAATTAACGATTGATGCGCAATCTGCTTTACGCCGCTGCATAGAATTGTTTAGTCACACTACCCGTTTTTTCATTATCGTGCAAGATAAATATAAACTATTAAAACCTATTCTCTCGCGCTTGTGTGAAATCTTTATCTATGAACCGACCATTAATGGGAAAAAAGTGAATTTACACAAACATAATATACAAGATACCTTTCATGTGACCGAAACCAGTGACAAAAAAATGTATAAATGGTTGGATAAAGTGTTTCAACCTTTTTTGCCAACGCAAGATTCGGTGCATACAAGCAGCATACAAGATTTAATGGAATTAGCCAATAAATTATACGAGAAAGGGTATAGCGGGTTGGATTTAATGAAATATATTGAGCAATTGCCGATGAGCGATGCTATGAAGAAATACCAAATGTTGCTCGTGTTTAATAAAATTAAAAAAGAATTTAGAAATGAAAAACTATTTATTCTCTTTATCTTGAATTTTCTGTTATTACGTTCCGATTACGATTTAGAAAATATATCATTTATGTAAAATGGATGATTTTTCAGTCACGAGTTTAAGTGAATCCAAGAACGAGTGGTGTGCGCGTTTGTTAAATATTCTCACGCCTACCATCACACAAGGGTTAAAATCTATTTTTGACGAAGCTTGGAAATTATGTGTAGACAATAAAGAAACTGATAAATATCTCATGACCTTTCAGAATTTCTTGACACGTGTTCCGAAATGGAATCAGACCATTATTGACAACGAGAAAACACGAATTATTGAAACATCAGGCTGCACTTATTTAGAAGAACTGGTGACCTGTGTGCATATTATTCAATTGAAAGCACTCACGTGTGTGCGTGTGGGTAGTAAACAGAAAAAAATAGATATTGACGTGCCTTCTATTAGCGATTTTATTCATAAAATTTATATCCATGTTGCCCGGAAAATCTACACGAATATTTATTTGTTTGAGCGAAACATCGCACCATTGCAGACACAAAAAAATAACCGCGAAATTGAAATTACCATAAAGGAATGTATTTTGAACGCCATCCGCGATAGTGTCCCGGTGGAACATATTTTACGCGCCTATATGGACGAAACCGAAGAACAAGATGTGGAAGTCAAAGAAGTAGAAGAACCGTTGCCCGATGTGATAGAGAAAAAAGAGATTGTGCCAGAGCCGCAAACGACGAAGACCGAGCCCGAAAAAGTGTCTGAACTAGCTAGTCTCAAAGATACGATCGCCGAATACAAAGAAACAACCAATTTCGGTGGTGATAATAGTAAAATCAGTTTTGCCGACGCGGATACACTCGTGGATGTGAAGGGGAATACATCTACCGTAAATGCACCGAAAGACGAAAAGAATTTAGAAGAAATAGAGAAGGCGCGGGCTTTAGCGCAACCCGACGAGGATGACGATGACGAAGATGAGCGGCTAACGATTGGTGGGCCGGTTAATCTGGATGTGATTGATATCAATGATTTGAATAAACCGACAGTAGATTTGAAACCACCGATTGTTTTAGATTTTGAGGTATTAACCTAAAGGGGGTTCCCCCCTTGAACCCCCATTTAGGGGAAAGGCGGACGCTGAAAGTGGACGCAATGGGCGGATGCAATGAGTTATATATTTTATTGCATCCACATTTCCTCAAATGGGGGGTTGTAGGGGGTTCCCCCCTATGCGTTAGAGCGTCCATTCATTAATTAGCCGTATAATGTATTATGGAAAAATATCTTATTCACTCGGGCATTATCGCTTTCATCTATTTATTGATGAAGTTTGTAGAAATGCGCATTACGAAAAATGAAGCGAAACCCATGAAAGAATTAATCCGTGATACCGTGATCGTGTATTTAAGCGCCATTATTGGCTTATACATTATAGAAGAATTTATGCCAACCAATTCCGTTGTAAAAACCGTTACGAACGTATTCACCGATTTGCCTAGTTTTTAAATGTCCAATCCAAAGTCCCTTTAGATAATATATGAAATTTGCAAAAAATTGAAATACTTTTCATATATTATTAGTCTGTAACTCTCAACCAAAGCAAATCAAACCGTTTTAAACCGAACAGAATGTCTTTCAGCATTGATCAGTCGTTGTCGTTGATGATTCCCCGGGTGTTCCCGCAGTGGATAGACGAACAGACGATTATTGATATTTTCCATCAGCAACACCTGGGCCGCGTATACAAGGTAAGTATTATTCGGGTGCCCGACAGCAAGAAACGCAGTTTCCCTATCTACAAGGCCATCATCTATTTCAGTGCGTGGTATGACAATACAATTGCATACAATTTCCAGCAACGTATTTTCGGTGCCAAAAAGCAGGCGCGTGTGGTCTACGATGATCCGTGGTATTGGGTCGTCTTTGAAAATAAGACGCGCCGCTTGAGTAACAATGACAAGCGCCTTATGCGGCTCGGCTATCAGGCTTATCTGCATGAACAGGTTATCGCCGAGCAAGACAAGCGCATTCAGGACTTGGAAGAGTTCCTGAAACAATTTCCGGCTGTGCCTACAAGATCCGAAGGTTCAAGCCCAAGATCCGAAGGTTCAGTCACAATCAGCGGCGAGCCCCACTTGGTGTGGAACAACATGACGGATGCGTTTGCCATGGACACGCTTGGCGCCGAATTGAAATTGACCGAAACAGCCATCAATGTGGCCGAAGCCGCGCTGTATGAAGAAGAAGTGTCGCCGATGGATATTTCGTTCAATAGTATTAGCGCGGAATGGACTGAATCGGGCAATGGGTCATCGTGGCTCTCGCACCAGGAAACGCAGCTGAATAATGCAGTGACCGATATCCTCGGCGCAGAACTGGCTTTAACTGAAACCGCTATGAATGTCGCCGAATCAGTATTGATGGAAACCGACGAAGAGGCCGAGACCGAATTGAATTTGACCGAAACAGCCATGCGTGTGGCTGAAGCCGCACTGGACGACGAGCAAGATCGCAACGACTACTACTCATCGCAAGAAGAGTTTGACCGGGCTTATTATCAAGAGCAAGACTATGACTATTAAGTATGAATAAATTATAAGAAAAGAAAGAGGGTTCTAAGGAACTTTTTTTTACATATGGAATGGTTTCACATATAACTCGGCATCGCATCCAAGTCCATAACTTGTTTGATTTTCTTCATCACTTCTTTTTTCGGCACAATGAATTTATCAAAATAGGGATTACTCAAGACATTTGCTGGGATATGTTTATGCACAGTGCGCGCAATCATTTTATAGAGTTTGAATTCGGGGTAACGTTCATCCCCGTTTTTTTTGTATAAGATATTACGGCCTTTATCGTCTATCACCCAATCCAGCATCAGTTGAACAATTTTACTTTTCGGTTCATCTTCCAAATAATCGTATAAAGCGCACCCGAGCCGACACAAATCAAAACTGAAATTAGGGTCTATCCGCTCTTTTTTGTCATTAAAATACGGTTCACAATTGTATTGCGTTGCGGCATCACCTTCGGGATGGTAACTGTCACTGCATAATGTCTGCCCCCGGAATTTGTAAATCGCTCGCCCGTAATCTATAATTTTGAATAATTTCCCGAAGGTGGGCACCCGGTAATACGTGTGATTTAATTTGTAATAAAGGAACTTTTTATCGGTTTCAATATACATCACATTATTGGTATGCAAGTCATTATGGGTTAAACCAAAGACATTTTGAAACGTAATCAAACTGAATAAAATCTGTAACACAATAGAATCCCATACCTCCGCTGTAATTTTCCCATGTGACATAAATTCGTCCAAGGTGCTTTCACAATGTTCTAAGGCAATCACTTGCACGGGGAATTTCTTTATTTTGGCCATCAGCATTTCTTCCTCGTCCTCACTATCCCAATCGGCTTCTTCGCTTTCCGAGCCTTCGCTTGCACCATCACCATCTTCGCTTGCACTGTCTTCCTCGTCTGAACCGCTTACGCTTGCACCATCTTCGTTTGCACTTTCTTCTTTTTCATCTTGGCCAACAGATGTATTTGATGTGCGTGAGGAGCAAGAACTATGAGTGGATTTTGCAACGGGGGCTTCCAAATCGGTAATTTCAAGTGTGACCACTTCTAGCGTTGCATCTACGGCTGGAGCATCTACGGCTGGAGCATCTACGGCTGGAGCATCTACGGCGGGCGTTTCTATGATATCGGTGATATCGGTTAATACCACTTCCTCACCAACAGCCGAAAAATTTAACTTTTTTTTGTAATTACGCGTATCACTATTGAACTCATCTGTATCATATTCTTCCAATTCATATAATATTTTATCGTTTTTCTTAAAAAAACCCGATTCATTCAAATATTCAATATCGTCAATAATGTTAAGCCGAAAATCTGTTTTCAACGCCAAAAAAGAGCCATAAAAATCCATGCCGTGGACAAACCCGTGATCATGTAATAATTTACTAGATAAATAAGTAAAAAAACTGTCAACATAGGCCGCGTTGTTGTATTCTCTCGTTTTAGGGTGAGACGTCGTTGACTCAAATTCCGGCAGGTTTAGCAATGTTGCATCGGTTGTATCATATTTTCCCAGCAAATATTTGATCGGGTCCAACAAAGGACTAAATTTTAAAAATACTTTTCGTTTCTCTTTCTTATCTTTGGTATCTTTCACTTGACATTTGTATATATTCACGCTTTCCTCTCCCAATATTTCGTGTAATTTCCACTGATGATTTAACATGATGGCATTAGCGTTGGTTTTCGTGAGAGAAAAATAAGAGTTATACAGCGGAATATAATTCTGTGGCTCTAAGATACCAAACGCCGGATTTTCTTCTAAACTTTTAAAGAGTTTGCGATTATCGTCTTTTCTGTAAGTAAAATCCAGTTTGTTTGCAACCTCTGTTTTCTCCATTATTACTTGTAATATATATAAAATATTAGTTTTTTAACTCATTGTTTTGTTTGCGGTAATTCATATTATTTATTATATAATAAACATTAATGACGTTGGAATTGAAAAAATTTGATATGCGCCACATTAGTTTTAGACCCGATGAAAATAAAGGCCCCGTCGTTGTTTTAATCGGTCGGCGTGATACCGGTAAAAGTTATTTAGTAAGGGATTTGCTCTTTTATCACCAAGACATTCCCATCGGCACTGTCATTTCCGGCACAGAAGCAGGTAACGGTTTTTATAGCGCACATGTGCCCAAACTCTTTATTCACGAAGAATACAACACTTCTATTATTGAAAATATTCTCAAGCGGCAAAAGACTGTTTTGAAACAAGTGAAAAAGGAACTAGAGCAGTTCAAACGCTGTAATATTGATCCCCGTGCGTTTGTGATTTTAGATGATTGTCTCTACGATGCGACTTGGACACGTGATAAAATGATGCGTTTACTTTTTATGAACGGGCGGCACTGGAAAATCATGCTCATCATTACGATGCAGTATCCTTTAGGTATTCCACCCAATCTGCGAACCAATATTGATTATGTGTTTATTTTACGCGAGCCTTATATTGCGAATCGGAAGCGCATTTGGGAGAATTATGCCGGTATGTTTCCGACGTTTGAATCCTTTTGCCAAGTGATGGATCAGTGCACAGAGAACTTTGAATGCTTGGTGATTAACAACAACGCCAAATCCAATAAACTACACGATCAGATTTTCTGGTATAAGGCGGAACACCATGCGGATTTCAAGCTCGGGTCTAAAGAATTCTGGGAGTTGTCCAAGGATTTGCAATCGGATGATGAGGATGCAGCTTATGATCCCGGTAATGTGAAGAAGCGGGGGCAAGGGCCGAAAATTAGTGTGAAGAAAACGACCAAATGGTAGGAGGGGGCTCTGCCCCCTGGCCCCCGCTCGGTGAATTGGAATACCACTATATTGGCATATTGGAATTGCAAGACATATAAAAAATTAATATAAATATATGCATCTATTTATATTAAAATGAACAACGACGAAATATACATTTTATTTAATTGTGACGCATGCGGCGAAACCGACTATAACATAAAAATATGTAACAAATGTAAGAAAAAATATTGTAGATATAAATGTTCCGAGAAAATTATAAATGTGAATAGCAACTTTATCTGCAGAGATTGTTATAGTGATAAACTTAAATAGGGGGCTCTGCCCCCTG